TAGTTATCTGCAATCCATGGGTAAATGAATTGAGTGTGACCATATATTTTCATATTGTCAACACCATCATATTTACTCATGAAGTCACGAGCATCTTTGATAGAACCTTGTTTAACAGGCTCTACTGACTCACCATGTAGTGTTTTGAATTTTGATTGGGATTTTCCAGTAGAAATGAACAGCGTAGGAGAGTAATCTAATTTTACTTCTCTACGCTTTCCATTATCATATTCTCTCAGGAATATTTTGTTACCAATGCACTGGACATTTGTATAAAAACGCATAATACCTCATAATGTATCATAAAACAGTCGTAATAGTATTTAATGTACCATATATGATACATTTTGTCAATAGTTAAATCTTCACAAACCCATGGTTTGATGACGAGGATTTTGATGCAACTGCAGATTTAAGACTTGAATCTGGTAATACTAAACCATTACCAAACACTTTACTATATTCATTTAACAACTCATTAACTGGGTCTACAATAAATCCAATATAACTATCTTTTATTGTAACCCCTTCTTTAATGTTACTATACGGTAAAAAGGGAGCAAGACCAATTCTGGCGGTTGCAGATGTTGGATCTGCATAAGATGTTGCAACTTGACATACATTTTTAAGTTTTTTACCATCTTCTGTGTCAGTAACTTCGCCCATGAGTTCTTCACCAGAGATTAGTCTCACAATTTTTACATCTTTAATACTCATTTAAGACTCTTCTGTAGTTGGGGCTGTTGCTGTAGTCTGGGCAGGATTTTGAGCAAAATGTCCAATTAGAGATTTGAGTTTATCTTCGGCATCGGTTAGTTGTGTCATCCATTTGTCCATTTCTTCTAGAAAAGAACCATGTTCGCCTACACCAACTGAATTAGAAAAATACACATTAAGATTTGCAATTGCTTCATCTCTTTGAAATTCATATTTTCTGATTAGTGCCCTCATGAAAGGACTTGATACATAATTAAACTGCATTTTGTTTAGCTCCTTTTGCAATCCATTTTTTTTCATCTTTAATATGTTTACGCAAATGTGATTGAATGTTTCTAAATTCTGGTGTGTCACCACACTTCATAATTCTTCTTTCAAACCATTTCCATTCCATATCAATGACTTTTTTCATGACAACCTCATGTCCAAATGTATTCAAGATAGTTTGATTATTTAAAATTGCCGCCATCAATTTATCATTTGGTAGTGCTGGTTGAAATTCTAAGTCGCCAGGTTTATTAGATTTTCTAACTGTACGATATAAATTTTCATCAGACATTACTTAACAATCCATTCTTTTTCTTCTTGGATTTCTGCACGACGAGTTTTTGTGAGTTTCATCACTTCCATTAGTGCCTTTCTGGCTCTAATACCGGCGGATTTATTGCCTTTTGAAAACTTTTCGTTTTCTAGTTTGTATTGCTCGATTTGAGCAATAATGAGATCATGTGTTTCCATATTTATCACCTTTTCAATATTGGTGGGGAGATAACCCCCCACCTATTTTTATTTAGTCATTATTCGACAAGTAGTTCTTTTTCTGAAATGGTAGTACCTTTACCAATTTCAATTTTCCTTGGTTTCTTATGTTCTGGGATAACCAATTCCATATCGATTGATAAAATACCATTATTAATATCAGCGTGTTTTACTACGAGGTCGGCTGCAAGAGTAAACTTTCTCTCAAATCCTCTTGCACCAATTCCTTTGTACAAGTATTCTTGAGATTCTGTTTCTTCTTTATCTCCAGTCACTGTTAGAACATTATCTTTAAGTTCTACAGATAACTCGTCTTCCGAAAAACCAGATACGGCAACTTCGATTCTATACGAATCTTCAGAAACCTTTACAATGTTATATGGGGGGTAATTTGTTACTTTACCGTCTGTAACTCTATCTAGTTCTCTAAAAAGTTGATCGAAACCGATACTACTGCGTAGAAACGGATCAAACTGTGCTGTATTAAATCTAACCATTTTTTTCCTCCTAAGTTTAGCAAGGTTAAATTTGAGTCCCTTTCGGCAACTCTATTACCAGAATATCATTCTGGGTAATATTATTTATAACAATTTTTTTAAAAATCGTCATATTTTTTTAAAAAATTATATTCCAGTAGAACCAAACCCACCATTTCGATCTGTTTTAACTTCTGGCGCAGTGTCAATTTCAACAACTTCTAATGGTGGATGATCCCAAGAGACTTCGCCCTGAGCAATTCTCATACCATCATCAACATCAAAAGGTATATCAGATATATTTAACAACATTACAAATGTTTGCTCTACATAATCTGAATCAACAACCCCTTCACAATTAGCCACAACAATCCCATTTTTCAAGGATAGTCCAGATCTTGGGTGGATTCTAATTGATTGATTTGGTTCTAAATCAAATATAATACCAGTAGGAACTAAAACTCTTTCACCAGAATAAATTGTTATTCTGTTATTTTCTACTGTTTTTGTGTATTTTTCATTATTAGGTTTAAATGTTTTAACGGTGTCATCATTTACCAAGGATGCTTTAATATCAAAACATGCTGAACCAGTTGTACTGTACTCTGGTAAATGTGCGGTTTGCCAAATTTTAAAACATTTAATTGATGGTGGTACAAATTCACCCATATTCATATCATCAATAATCATTTCATCAAGCATTTCATTATCCTTCATATCAAAGTTTATAGTTTATAGACTATAAAATCATTTTATCGTTTCTTACCTATATTATATTTTGGAACTAATTCCCATTGTTCTTTTTCTTTGTGAGAAATAATTTTAATCTGTGATAGTGGTGCAGGTTCAAAATCATCTTCACTAACAACATTTACTAAATCCCACTCTTTCAATAGATTTACAATTGTATTTCTGCGTGAGCGGTCATTATCAGAAAAGTCTGAATCTTTACCATCAAGTTTAAAAAGTTCTTTAAAGTGTACAATATAATATTTTCCTTGCTTATGCAAGATATGACAAGATTGATATAGTTTCCTGTCTCTTCGTGACGCTACGCCAATTCTTGTTAGTGTTTCTCTAATTTTTAGAAAATCTTCTTGGTCGTTGAGAGTCACCTCAACTAAAGTATCAATACTCATAAAAAATTCTCCTATCCGCCTTTATTCAATTTATTTTTTATATTTTTTATCTGTTCATCATTAAGTATAGATAAAGCCTCTTCAGCTCTTTTATTACTGTAACCATAATATTCTTTAACATACTCTAGATCACTATGGATACTCTTTTTAGACCAAGGAGAAAATCTCTTTCTTGGTCTGATACTATTTAGTAAATAATCGAACTGAAGTTTATTGGATAGTAGTGGATATCTATTCATCTCATTTGCATAAAGAATGGTATCTTGATAGTATGAAAAATTCTTATTTACCATGTAAGGCAAATAAGACTTTTCCCATTGTTCGTCTGCCGTGTCCATTAGATTTTCTTTTGTGTTAGAAATCGCAGGCACATAATCTTTAAACAAATCGTATGACATTATTTCCACTCACATTCTACCATCATTTCCGTCAAACAAGCAACCAAATTGACTTCTTGATCTGCAACAAATGCAGATTTATATTGATAGTCTGCAATCGTTACTACTGCCTGTGGAATTGAATTTGGTTCCATATGTTCATATAATCCATCATAGATTGTACGAAAAATTGTTGTTGGATCGTTATCCAAGTTGTCAACAACCCATTTACGCATATCACCAAATTTTCTTTCTTTTAGAATGGAAGCGAGTTTTTTAATTGATACCTCACCAACATTTACAAGAATTCCTTCATCAATGACACCACTTACAGAATACCTTTGTAGTTCATTCAATACACGGCGCCAGTCTGGGAAATAACGCATTAGTAGTTGTTGTACAACTTTACTATTAAAATCTACACCCTCTTGTTGTAGGATATTAGTTGTTCTTTTATAGAAATTTTTTGCAAGTTCTGGTTTTTCTTTATTTGGAATTTTAAATTCAATTACCGAACATCTAGAATGCAGTGGTTCAATGATACGGTTTTTAAAATTACAAGTAAGAATAAACCTACAATTGTTTGCAAATTCTTCAATAAACCCACGCAATGCAGGCTGAGTTGACTGTGGATTTAGATAGTCTGCCTCATCAAGGATTACTACCTTACCTTGACTGGAAAAACTAACAGTTGATGCATAGTGTCTGATTTTAGTTCTGAGGGTATCGATATTTCCATCTTCAGAACCGTTAATAAGAATATGATCGAGACCCAATTCACTACATAATGCCTTTGCAACTGTAGTCTTACCAACACCAGGCCCACCAGTTAGTAGTAGGTTTGGTACATCTTTATTATTCACAAACTCTTTGAATGTATTCTTCAATTCATCAGTAAGAATACATTCATCGATAGTTTTAGGTCGATACTTCTCTACCCACAAATATTGTTCACTCATATCAAATCTCCTCTATTAATCATTATATTCAGAGTCTTGTTCGAGAGTCACCCAATATTGTAGATCCTTTGTTTGATTTCTAAAGGTAGAAATTTTATGTCGTGACACACGAACATTGTAATCACCTTCAACTAGTTTAAGATTTTCTGCACGAAAATACATTTTAAAGTCTGCGTTTGATTCACCAACTGGTTCCTTTGCAATGTCTGTAGTATCAGATTTTTTATCCAATGCAACAAAGTTGATAACACCATCTTCTGTAATCAAACCATAGTCAGGCAATGAATTGATTGATGCAACTTTACTGATAGTCTGAAGTGTTGCATTGGTCAAAGTTACATCAATGTCATAATCTGGAGCATCTTTTGCATCTGCAGGATTATTATCAGAGTCATCCATTTTAAAAGTTGTAGTTGGATGTACAATAATTGAAGGGTCTGATGCCATAAATTTATATGTCTTTGAACCATTTGACATCAATACAAATTTGTCATTGAATTCTAATTCTGGATAGATTGATAGATTTCCAAGGAACCTAGGCAAATCATAGATACCAAATTCTACAGGGAATTCTTCCGTTACATCAGCAGATGCTAGGATGTTTCTCATAACAGACATAGTAGAAATTCTGTTGCCTGGTTTCAACAGTAGAGATTGATTAATATTTGCAAAGTTTCTTAGAATCAATTGCGTTTGTTCACTGATTTTCATTTATTTCTCCATTTTGTAAATCATGATTATAGAGTGCAAGTATACCATAGTGAATAACTTTTAACAAGTCTTTTCTGAAATCTTCTGGTTTACCTTTTTTCCCATACCTCTGGGAGTATTTCAATACATTGCCAATACAAAACCCTGCACCATGGCCATTATCCATAATAAATTCAGTTGATTGGAATTTGCCTTGAGAGTAATGTTGATCGTATGTCTTATCAATGTATGCTCGAATTTCTTCGAGCAGTACATCTTCATTAAATTTATAGTGTATCACATAACCTCCTAATTAAAACGGTACTTCTTCACCAGTGGCGTAATCAAGATTTTCTGTAGGAGTTTCAGAAACCTCAACTCCATCATCAGAAATTTTCTGATAAAGGTCAACAAAAGAAGTTTTGGTGTCGTCATCAAAACGATTGGTACAAAGTTCAATAGACTTCACACGGTCTTTGAAGATTGAATAAGTCTCAACAATGTGAGTCAAACGGCGAGTTGAAATAACATCATCAATCCCACCATCTTCAAAAGTTTTACGAATAGTTTGAGCCCAAACCGTAAGGTTCGTAACAAACTCATCATCTTCCATTCCAAAAGAAGTAAGGAGTTTTGTTAGAATTTTTTTCTCAACAACTTGGTTTGGATATTCCTGTTCGAAAGTAATTTTGAATCGTTCTAGGAATGCCTCGTTCATGACATTGGTACCTACAAATCGACCATCATCAGAACCTTTACCTTTAGTGTTTGCAGTTGCGACAATGGTAAACCCAGGCGCAGGTTTTACAAACCGATTATCTTTTTTCAGATAAACACCTTTACCATCAATGATGGACTGGAGACACATAATTTTGTTTGATGCAAGGTCTACTTCATCAAGAACCAGAACCGCACCTCGTTCCATCGCCCGTACCACTGGGCCGGCAACGAAAGAGACATTTCCATCAATAAGGGTCTTGTCACCCAAAAGATCAGATTCATCAGTTTCAACAGTGATTGGCACAACAATACATTCACGCTTCAACTGAGCACAAACTTGTTGAGTACCATAAGTTTTACCATTACCAGACAAACCAGTAATAAAAACTGGATAAAACATTTTAGACTGCACAATGGTTTTCAGATCATCAAAGAATCCAAACTTTACAAAGTTGGGGTCTTTTTCTGGAACTAGATTTTCATCATATGAAAGATCTACTTGCATGTTTACAACATTATTTTTGATGGGGGCACTAACAGAACCATCATAAGTTGGTAGTTGGTATTTACCACGACCAATACGATATTCATCAGACTTCAACCAACTTGGGTCTGGCAACTTGTGTACTTTTGCAAGATTGTTGATTTGAGTACGAGATAGTACATCAGTACCATATTCAGATTTTGCAAGAGAGACAAA